TAAGTTCTCTAATGTCTATTGCATCTTCAAGATTAATATCTCCTTTAGATAAAGCCATCTGAATGTTCTGTTCAAGTTGTGCTCTTTGTTCTTCATCAGGTGATAGTTCAATAAAGATTCCAAAGTCATATATGTATAGTTCATTAATATCTCCTAAGATAGATACGTTGTATTTACCAATTTGATTTATAAACTCTTCTTTAAAATCAGAGTATTGTAAAATATCAGCAACCCTATAAGTAATAGCTTCAGCTAAACTTCTATAAATATATAAACTTGCATCAAGAATATGTCTTGTTGCTACATTTGAATTTAGTGCTGCCATCTTTTGTAAACCAACTAATGAGTTAGCATCAGGCATACTAGCATCTCTTGCTTCGTTTAGTCCTGTAACTGTTCTTATTTGGTTTAAGTAATGGTTGTAGTTTGTTAATAGCATCTGAGTTTTAGAAGCACCCGATGAGGACTGAAGTTCTTTAATTGGAACCTTAGCTTGATTATAATCTCCATCTTGAGTATAACTTCTACCAATAACACTACCTGTTTGAAAATACATTCTCAATGCATCTTCAGGATTGTATGCGTTACCCGTACCTAAGTCAACTTCATTAAGACCATCTGCATCTATAAAGACACCATCCGGTACAACTCTTGCAATTACTTGTTGTAACTTCAAATGAGTAATCTGAATTAAATCTGCAAAAGGTATCATACGTCTAACTAAAGATTCAATAGCACCTTTATACATTCTTGGTGCTGCTGCTACATAGTTAGGTATTGCATATTGTGATGCGGATTGTGGTCTTACCATATTTTCCATCATCTTCCATTGAAGCATAATGTTGGTTCCCATAACCATAACACCTTCGTACCACATATCAATAGTCTTTTCAACCTTTTCAAAGTTTCCTTCTTCTTGCATATCTGCAGGTGGGTTAAAAGAATCATCTTTCTCTACCATTTTTACGTTACCGTTGTCCTGAATTTTTCTTTTATAAACAACTTTTTTAGTTGTCTTATAGTTGAAATACATTAAGGTTGCAGTATCCCTGTAGAAGATATCATTCTGCTGCATCTGTGCAGTATTATAATAATCATACCAACTCTGTGCTGATTGAGATATTTCTTCTAAGTCTTCAGTAGTTAATGATTGGTCTATCTTTAATAATTCTGTAAGAGGAACTGTTTTAATTTCTCCCCAATAAAAACAATCTTTAAAGTTTGGGTCTTCAGTATAACTGTACACCACATTTGCAGGGTCTACATAATTAATTTTTACACCATCTCCCATTAAGAATTCGTGCTTTGCCATTGCAACACCCAAGACAGTCATATCATAATCTAATCGCTTACGAATGTCATCATATTTATTAGCCTCAAACAAAGTACTGATAGCTTCTTCCTCTGCAATCTCAATTGCAGGTTTATAGTTAAGTTGCATATACAACTTAAGTTCTTCATCTGTATTAGGTAACTCTTCAGGTGTAACTGTAAAAGGGTTTACTCCTGTTTTTTCTTGAATAACTTCAAGTAAAGGTTTAGCGACCATTTGTCCTTCAACCATTTGTTGATATTTGCTTCTCTTAGATTGAGACATTGCATCCTGTGCAAAAGCTTTTGGAACAAACTCTCGTCCTTGCATACCGTTAACTACGATATCCACAAACTTAGGGAGTACAGGAACAGGAGTCCAATCTAAATTTAGATAAGATAAATCTCCGTCTACTGCTAATTCGTTTTTGTATTTTCCTACAGACTGCTCTCCTCGTGCGTATAAACGCAACCTATGAAAGTCTGCCGATTGATTGTAAAACCTACAACTCCCACTATCTTTTTTGAACCACTCATATTGAATGGCTTGCCCGATTTGTAAACCGAACTCTTCAGTAGCTTTCTCACTATCTGAAACAAATTGACTAGGGAAACCTGCAGATTGTATGTTTATGTCTACTTTCTTCATCTAATGATTTCGCTTTGTGTACCCTTGTTACTATACCTCGCAAAGTTAACCTTTATTTTTGTAACTTTTTTCTGAGGTGTATAGAGATGTTTTTGTGTTGCCATTATCGCTAAACCTGATGATATACTAGCATCAAACTTAGTTCTATTGTTAATATCAAACTTTGCCCAATCTTCTAAAGTTCTTGTAAAAACACAATCCCCCATTTCTTCTTCAGACTTAAAACCAATATGTTCATCTATGTAAGATTCAATTGCCGAAGCGTGTGCCTGTTTAACATCCTCACTTGAGTTTGGCATTCCTCCTAATTCTCTTTCAGTTTTAGAAAGTTTTGTATAATGCTTATCAGGTCTATTCATACAGAATCCTCGATAGCCTCTATTCTTAAAATGATAAAGTAATCTAGGTTTGTTATTCTCTATTAATATAGGCATTCCATAAAAAACACAAGCCTTTAAAACATCTTCAAAAAATATTTCAGCAGTCTGTGGTCTTGCAATGTATTCCAAGAAAAACTCATTAATCGGAGCGTTGTCCATATGAAACTGTGTCTTACCGTGTAATGCTCCGTTAGAACCTCCACCGCCAACAACTCCTGATATATCATAACTATCACAACCAAATGCGCCTAAATGTTTATTACCCGGATGTTTAATTCCATTCTTATTTTCAATTCTATTTTGCATTCCCTTCTCAGGAGTCCAAGATACATAAAATCTACCTCTAGTATCAGGAGTAAAAATAACCTCAGTATCCTTTATACCATTCTTCCAACTAAAACTACCACGAGTACGATGATGGTCCATTATAATAGAATCGTTGTAATCTATTTGCTGATATATCTTTGTTAAATTAAATATTGATTGTTTACTTTCATCTCTAAATGCGTGAGATTCTGTTCTAGGAAACTGTCTATAGAATTCATTTAATGCATCTGCATCATTCTTTAAAGAGTCTACTTCATCTTGCCAATAATTAATAGCACCCTTATGTATCAATTCATTATCAATTCCCAAGACAGGAACACTTGGTGTGTGAAAAACAGGCATACCGAATCTATCAATAAACCCTTCCATATTCCATTCCATTGGGATGAAAAGTGAATATAACCCACTTTTAGTTTGACCGTTTGCATTCCTATCAAAGACATTAGAATCTTCGTATAATTTTTTAAAGTTATCTCCACCCTTAGATAAAGCATTTGAGGTTGAACCCATCATACATTTACCTATAATTTTAGAACCTAATCTTAAACAAGTTTTAGTTACTCGCCAATTATTTAAAATGTTATTAGGCTTAATCCACTTCCCACTTTCATCGTGAATTAATAATAATAATTTCTCGCCATCATAACTGTTATCATCTGTGTTCTTCCAATCTATTGTAGTATCTAATCCATATAACTCATCGTCATTAGAATCAAACATATTTTTTTTAGTAATCTTAGATGCAGGTATTCTAAATGCTAATTCAGTTTTAGGTTTATCCATACCATCCTGAATAGGTTTAAAAAAGAATGGATAGTTATTTGTAATAGGAACAACCTTATCGGTAAACATTTTTTTTGCATCAGAACCTGTCTTAGATAAAATACCTATTCTTGCATCTTTGGATATTGTGCCTGTGTTTGCACACTCTTCGCTACCCATATAAGAAAATCCTGAACGTCTAATTTTTAAGTAGTCCATTCCAAAACTTCTCTTGTCAGCTTTACAAGCTTCCCAAAACAAATACAATATTCTGTTTGCTTCTCTAAAATCAGGATAACCAATATCTATTTTAGTCCATTGAAGATACATATAATGGGAACCTGTAATATAAGTTTTAACTCCATTAGAATAAAACCAATGTCCTTTTTCTCTTTTTACAAATTCATCTTCGACATAATCTACCCATTGATTTTTAAATTCAGTAGCCATATCATTCCATTGGAATATAGATTGAATTTTAGATAAAGGTTTTGGAATATCTTTTCGTTCCCAATATTGTTTAGGACTAGACTTATCTCTTTTAAAACAATCTTTCGGAGTTGCAGGTAATCCAATTCTAAGTCCTTGTATAGAAACAACATCTCCAAGTGTACCATCTTTAGATATAACAATAATGTTATATTTCTCACTAACCCCATACTCCCACGACCTAGCTTTGTTCTTAGTTGTTAGAACATTTTTAGGTACAACATCACTAAGTAATGTGTATAGATTATTTTGAGTTTCTTTCTGCAAATCCTTGTTTGGTATCAGTTCTATTTGGTCCGTTATCTATAGCATCTAATGCTTCTTTTTCTGATTCAATTCTATTTAAAATTTCAAACGCATCAAAGATTGCTAACTTTTTAGTAGCTGCTGCATTCTTTAATCTATCCGCAGATATATCATCTTCAGGGTCGTGTTTAATAATCGCTTCCTTCGAAACCTTTATCAGTTGTTCCACCGCCTTGTAACCTGCTTCTATTATTTTTAATTTTATTTCTTTTGAATTCATTCTTAATTCGTTTGATTTTTTTTATTGGAACGTCTTGATAATCTTCATCATCCATCCAATCCCATTCCCGACTCATAACTTAATAGTAATTTGATGGTCAAAAATTCTATAAAGAACTTCCCCATCTACATTAAATTCGTATTCACTTTCGGGTTGAAAAGAAATTCTATCTCCTTTATTAACACCCTTACTAATTAAATATTTATTAGGAAACTTAACTAAGCCAACTAATGGCTCGTTAGAAATTGGTTTATAGATATACGAATCTTCAACATCAACAGGAGCAACAAAACAATTCTTGTCGTGTGCGTTCCACCCATCCTTGTTTTTATACATATAAAATTGTTCGTCCTCTACAAAAAATAAGTTGTCTTTAAAAAAACTTCTACCACTTACTTGTTTCCCTTTCATATTATTATAATACTTGAAAACATTATGGTGTACCAACAAAGTATTACCTACCTCTATAGGACCTTTGTATCCTAATGGTAGTGATATTACTTCAGCTTCTCGGTTTGAATATTTGTGGTCTTCTTGGGAAGTACTGATAATGAACTCAATACCTCCTATATCTTTGGTGTTATTATATCTCTTACCCCTTACAGGTTTAACAATAAACGCAAATGGTGATTTCATAATTTAGTTTATGAGCCACAACCAATACAATCAATAGACGAATCAGTTGGCTTGACTCCATTTAATTTCATTTCAATATTATGAATTTCATCAGCAATACTCATTTGCTCAATAAAATCATCAGTCTTAGATTTTTTAATCTTAAGAACATCTATAGATGCAATCATCTCTTCGTTAGTCATACTAGAAATTTATATTATACTCTATAGAAATAGGCATAGTAGAATTAAATTCTTTCCATAATAATATTTCATCCTTTTGTTGAATGTAAATACAGACAGAATCTTTCTCTTTTCGTATCAAATGAATATGAAAGTTCCCATTTAAGATGTCCTGACCTACAAGGTAATGCATAGCACCCGACTTATAATCAGGACCTACAGAAATTTTTCTTATATCCATTTTGTTTTTTATTATACGATGGCTACCGTACTAAGGTTCCCGGAATTATCAACTACTAATTGATATACGTTTCCGTTAGCTGAAGTAAGTTGTACCGTTTTTGTTACAGGAACCAAACCAATAATATCACCAATAGTATAGTTCATTGTAATGTCTTCATTATCAACGTCTGTTCCTATTAGCTTATCACTTATTGTTGGTGTTGCATCAATTGGGTACTTCCTTATTCTTGCCATTACTTAATTTTTTCTAGTTTAGGTTCTTTTGGTTTTTCAGATACTTCTCCTGTCTTTACATCAATCTGTGCATCTGCTCCATATACTTTAGCTAAGTCTTTTTCAACCATCATATAGTCAGCCTTTAACTTATTTATATTTTCAATTACACTTACTTTTGATAATTCAATATCTCCTAATTGCATTTTTAATTGATTAAATGCATTCATCATTGATTGAACTTTTAACAATTCATTCTCTTGAATCTTAACTTTTTTTACTGCTTTTTTCATTTTGTTATGTATTTGATTAAATTTATATATTACAAAGATACTTAAATTTTTATTGCTTTAAGTATTTATTTACCGGGGTCAGTCATAAGTGAATATACAGTAAGCATAAATGACGTTCCGTTATCTAGCACTACTGTTGCAAAAGGATTTCTTGACGTAGTATTTACAGACATAGACTTTATATTACTTGGTTCGTTCTTATCAATAGTTACAGGAAAACTACCACCTGAAGCACCTGTAAAACCTCTAGGTCCCTGTGAACCTGTAGCACCTTGAGAACCTGT